TTGTTAATCAGTTAGATACCGCATGACGGTTTATTTAGAACGAGGTTACAATCGCAAAGAGCACCCTGTGGTTCTAAAACAGTATCAAATTCATTTCAAAGGAGTTTTATTATGATTTACGTAGGAATTGATGTTGCTAAGGATAAGCATGATTGCTTTATCACCAACTCTGATGGAGAAGTGTTATTTAAAGCATTTACCATCACCAACAACTTAGATGGTTTTAATGAACTTCATCAAAAGATTGCTTCCGTTATGGATGATGTGACAAAAGTAAAAGTAGGACTGGAAGCCACCGGACACTACAGTTACAATCTCCTCGGATATCTCATTGATAAAGGTTTGCCCACCTATGTTATCAATCCGTTACATACAAATCTGTACAGAAAAAGTCTAAGCCTTAGACAGACGAAAACGGATAAAGTAGATGCCCGCACGATTGCTTCCATGCTCATGTCTGATGTGAACTTAAAGTCCTACTCAGACATATCTTACCACAACGAGGAGCTAAAGTCATTAACTCGTTATCGTTTTGACAAAGTGAAAGAACGTGCCAAGCTGAAAACCTCCGTTTCAAGACTTGTCTGTATCTTATTTCCCGAATTAGAAAAACTTGTGCCAACTCTCCATATAACATCTGTTTATGCATTGCTTTCTGAATTTCCCGGCGCTAAACATATAGCCACCGCACACCTTACCAGACTTACAAATCTTCTTTCCGAAGCTTCCAAAGGTCGATATGGTAAAGATACTGCTATTACTTTCAGAGATGCTGCAAGAGCTTCTATCGGCTCAAATATGCCAGCCAAATCTCTTGAATTAAAGCACACCATCAAACTCATTCAGGAACTTGATTCAGAGATTGATGAAATCGAAAAAGAGATCAAAATCATCATGGATGAAATCAACTCTCCAATTCTTAGCATTCCCGGAATTAACTATCGCATGGGCGCTATGATTATTGCCGAGATTGGTGATTTCAATCGTTTTGATTCTCCTGATAAAATCTTAGCTTATGCCGGCTTTTCGCCATCAACATATCAATCCGGACAACTGGATGGTGCCTACGCACATATGGAAAAACGTGGCTCCAGATACCTGCGATACGCCCTGTACAATGCCACCAAGTATGTCTGCCACTGGGATCCAACATTTGCAGCCTATCTTGCTAAAAAACGAGCGGAAGGTAAGCATTACAATGTTGCCATATCACACGCTGTAAAAAAACTGGTTCGAGTGATTTATCATCTTGAAAAAACAAAGCAGCAATACATAAAAGCAGCTTAAATCTTTCTAATTCAATACTCTTTTTTGAGCACCTGTCACGATGCTCTTTTTGTCATGCAGTTTTCAAGGTTCAATGAACTCTAACTGAGTTCCAAATATATCTAAAATACATTTCTGTACTTTATTCAAAAAATATCATTTTAAGGCTTGACTTTTAATAGTTAGTCTTTCATTTCATCATTGGAACTATATACGTTTCTTCTTCTCTTTCATATTTCCGTTCTAGTTCAAGTTCGTATTTTTCAATTTCATAATCGATATTTCCAATTACGTTGTTCCTTTTCTTGTATTCACTAATAACGTGCTTTACGAAATAATTAAATTCTTCTCGATTCTGCTTTTCCGCATTATCGTACAGTTCATCACCACAAAGCGGTAAGCAATTTTCTCCGGTTACTACGGACAGTAGCAAGATTCCATATGTTTCTTCCGGCAAGTATTCCTCATGCTCATGCACATGCTTAACAATTATATCTCCCGTCTTAGATACTCCGATTGGTAATGCAGTAAAGCATGTCGTATAACTGCCTAGAATCCTTATCCGAAACATCACGTACTGCGTAATCGAAGTGATTATTGTTCTTTTTTCTTCCTTGTAACGTGGGAAGATCGGCATTGTAAACATCTTACAGTCTCCTTTCTTTCCTGAAAATCGAAACAGGAGGGTTCGAACCTCCATCTCCAACTCTCGTGCTGGTGCTTTGCCAATTAAGCTACATTTCGTGAGCAGGTGGACAGTAATAAAACCACCTCTGCTACGGTTCTTTGACAGTACGAAGAAAATAATAGTGAACATTGTAATAACACTGTGACTATCGTGCAAAAACGTGAATATTAAATCCTTGACAGGAACTCCGCAGCTAAAACCTGTCGGTTACAATTTTTTCAAACATAATTAGATCTTCACCTTATTCAATCATGGTAAAAGTCATATTCTGCCACTGTGATGATAGGTCTGAGCTTCCGAGAGCGACTCTTGGCTTCCTACCACGGTCTAAGCACACATGGGATTGATACCCACAAATTTCACGGTTCTTTCAGAATATCATAGTTGCATCTTACACCTATTCGCTTTATTTTCATCAACTTGCCATACCGCTACTTTAACGAATTTCTTGTGTTATACTCCGATTTCTCAGATTCAAGGCAAATCAGCTTATTGAGAATTTCCAGTTAGTCAGTAGTCTCTCACACCACTCACATCACTGGATTATTTCTGCACAGCAGACGTCTATTATTCGCCGACCACAAGGATTCTGCATTTGACTTCTCTATGATGATACACTACAAGGCATTGTTGACGGTTTCCGTCTTCACGAATGGAATCACTCCCACTAGAAAGAATCGGCTTATCCAATATCTCGAACAAGCCTATCTCGTCACCATTGCATCTCGGCATGACTGAAAAATCACTCTTCACCGAGGTAATCATATTTGAAAATTGCCGTATAAGGAGTCGAACCTTAATCTTTCACTTGGGTAGGGTAGAATGAATGCTTTGCCGTTAAGCTATACGGCTTCCAACTACACTGTAGTAAGGAAAAATTTGTTATGAAAAAGATCTCTCTCCGAGTTCCGGAGAAAGCTATCGTTCGGATTCGAACCGAAAACCTGTTGATTCGTAATCAACTGCTCTATCCATTTGAGCTATGATAGCTTAAAGCATCGAGCGTGAAACCAAGAAAAAACGCTCGATGCTATATTATTTTAGGTTCCCGGGGAGATGACAAGAAACCGGGAATAGGCTTGCCCCGGTTATGCTCCGAGTCTATGTCCTACTAAGGAGCAAGCCTTAACCGCCATCTGACGGTTAGTAGCAATATTTATAGTGCTGTACGTTGCACTGTGGGGAGTGTAAGGCAAAGGGAATTGCCTTGATATTATAGTATCAGAGTACAAGAAAAACTTTGTACCCATAATTTACTTATCTGTGAACTTATCGAAAAGTGTTTCGCCTTTTTCACTGGCTTCTTCGACCATAGCTTTTGCATCAGCTTCGGTCATACCTTCGAACTTCACGAAGTACATCCATGCCGGTACTTTTCCCTGTACTACATAGTTCCACCAACGTGCACGATCATCTTCAAGGTTGTACACAAGGTCTTCAAACTCACAAGCTGTCTGATATCCGGAAGCCGGAATTGTTCCATTCGCTGTTCCTGTAGCGTAGAGAATGTATAAGATTCTGTGGATAACTCCATCATGATTCTTTCCGTCTAAGATTGTACGGAATGACTCAATCGTGTGTAGCGTTCTTCTATCGTCCGATTCCACTTGTGTAGCTGTCTGAATTCCTCTAGTCTCGTCAAACGAGAAGTAGCCATTTGAAAATCCGCACTTGTATCCGATGATGGACAGATAGAAGTTGATGGCAGCAGTTCTTTCAGTTACTAATATTGTCGGTGCATGTTCTTGTATCGTGCTGTCTGCATCAATTCCCATCTCAAGTCCTTTCACGAATCTAGGAAGCTTGATGCCATTCTGCTGTGCGTACTGGATAGCAGCCTGTGACACGAATGTAATGTGTTGACTATCTTCCTGTTCGTCACCCATCTTATTGAGTGCGATGTCAAGCCATCTTAACTCTTCGATACATTCAGCGAACACCGGCACTGTAAGAGGAGATTCCTTGTCGATAGCATTCGCATAAGGATTTCTCCAATACACGAACAACGGATATTCCAATCCTCTTACTTCCACTTCCGGAAGTATGTCTTTCCACTCATCTACTTTTTTCAATGAGATTTCCGAGCCGATACGGTTCTTATCTTCACTCTTGAATGCTTTTGATGAAATCTTATAGACTCTTTCACCATTCACATCCTCAAATCTGTGATATTCTGCTTTTGTGTAGTACCTGTTTCCCTTTTTGATGTACGAGAAGAACACTGCTGCAAGTACATCACCGTTGGTATTGGTGTCTGTGATGATGAAGTAGTCCGGATCCAGGAACTCAATTCCCTGTCCGTCTGACTTAATCATCATTCCGCAAGTAGAACAGCTCTCTTCCTGTTTCTCCTGTAACGCGTTCAACACTTCATCAAATTTCTTCTTGAGCGCATCGTTACCATCAATCTCGACATTGACATTGAACAGTGTAAGGTTTGCAATCTCCCGGCAAATGACATTAGAGAACCTTGTCGGTTTGATTGTTCCGTCCATGCACCATGTCGGCAGTCCTGATCTCATACCCTTATACAAATCTAAGGCAGTCTGCATATCAGAAGAGCGACTTACCTCAATTCCAAATATATCTCTTACTTCGTTTACTCCAAACATTCTATTAAATACCGCCTTAATTTTTTGTATTAGTCTCATTGTTCCACACCTATTCAAACATTTCTTTGTTCTTTTCCATCCACTCTTTGTGAGACTTGCTTATTCCTTTTCCAGCAACGTGTGCAATGTAATAAAATTCTCTTACAGATTGCGGACCATTTTTATTAAATTCGTAGCATTTAAAAAGTGCTCGATTCTTTGACATAAAGGTAAAAGGTAGCGGAAGTACCTTGTTCACATCCTGTATAACATAGCCCAGATCTGTTTCTCTAACGTAATACCTTGCTTTAATCAATATTTCCACCTCAATCTTCTGCGTAAGAATGTGTAGACATAATATCTTGTATCATCCATTGCATGATCGTTCTCTTTGATCACCGTATCATTGTTCTTTTCCTCATCCCAACAGTACAGACCAAACTCATTGATACAGCTTGTACAATCCTTGTATATCTTTAGGAGTCCTTTGTTGAGCATCGTAGTGACCACTCGGATTCCGTCCAGTACATCATTGTCGGCTTTCTTCACGGTGTATTCTCCGTACTTCTTGATTACCTCAATGAACGATGCAGCAGATGGATCTATGATGATACATGATATTTTTCTGTCTCCGATCAGTTCCTTCAGCATCTTGTAATAGGCTTCATCATCTACACGCTTGCCAGCTTCTCTACTGTTGTAGTACAATTCAGCTTCACGCTGTGAGTTCTTCCCATCGAATGCCCACAGACCGGCTGAGAATGGATTGACCGTACCATAGTCGATTGACACGATGTATTCCAATGCCCCACTCATGTGTTCATCGGAAACATGCTTTTCTTCATCAAACATGGAATAGACAAGACCTTCAGCCACACACCACAATCCTAAGATGTACCGCTTGAAGAACACACCTACATACATGCTCCGGTATCTTTCCTTAATCTGCTCAGACAGTGAGAGATTATCGTCCATAGTGAAATGCAGATAGATGATGCGTTTCTCATCACACTTATCAATCCAATTAACCTTGAACCAATGTCTTGGACTGTTCGGATTGCAGTTAAACCAAAACTTCGAACCGGTAACAGAGCATCGTCCTGTTGCCTGGTTGACGAATGACTCTGGCATCAGAGCAACCTCATCGAAGAACATACCGGCAAGAGTGATACCCTGAATCAAGTCCTGTGACCTTTCGTCCTTACCACCGAAGATGTAGAAGAAGTTCTGTGTATCTCCCTTGCTAACCACAATCAGATTGTCTGATCTATGGTCCACAACTTGATATCCTCGGCTTTTCAGCATCAATTTCAACCAAAACAATACGTTTCTTCGGAATGATCCGATTGTCTTTCCAGCCATACCGAAGTTCTGTTGGTTAAAACTTTCCATTGCCCACAGCACGTAGGACAGTGACATGCACAGTGTCTTACCACTTCTGATTGCTCCGTCCGCTATAATTCCATCTTTGTCCTTTACCGGACTGCTAGGACACCACCATGTCAGCACCTGTTTCTGCTTTCTTGAGAAAGGCTTGAACTCAAATCCTTGTTTCTTAGCTTTCTCTTTCATAGCAGCAGCGCGTTTCATGATTCCTTGTCGGACAGAAGCTAATCTCTCCTCAAAGTTATTCATCATCTGTCCACACCTCACTCGCTGTGGAATTCAGTGCATCCATGAAGTTGTCTTTTGCATCTTCATCAGATCCATTGTCTTTGAACTGTGCTTCCAGTTTTGCAAGCTCAAGGTTCATCTTCCTATCGTCAACGTTACGTTTCAGAAGTTCCTGTGCTGCTTTGGTTCGTTCAGACAAGGATGCGTCTAGGTCGAACTGATCTTTGATTTTTCCTCGCATGACATCAGTTAGATACTTCATGATTTCCTCAATATCTGCTATGTCTTTACTTGCGATTTGCTCCTGTCTAGCGTTGATATAGTCCAAAATATGAGGAACTTTGAGGTTATCAGCTCCAGTTCTATATGCTGTCTTTTCACTATATCCGGCATTCTTTGCTGCCTGTGTTGCGTTCCCAAGTTTCAGGTACTCATCACAGAACTTTTTCTGCTTAGGTGTTAGCTTATCCTTAGGCACATTTAACCACCACCCTTTTCTTTACTGTCTCTTTTCTCCCTGTGTTCCATTTGACACTTAATCATCTGTAGTACATTCGTCCTCTCTGTATGTATCCCATGTCCTTGACGGAATAGTTCACACTGCAAGATGCTCCCACAGTGCGTGCATTCATCTGTTATTTCTCTATTAGCAATCCTCAAGACCTCACCTCATCCCATATATCTTTCAGACAATTCACTATCTCAAGCTGTGATGTTGTTCTGATCAGTTCCAGATCTTTCTCTTTCCATTCTCCATGCCTGTCTCTTCCTAGTGCCGGAGTAGATAATATATAGATGTTAATGAGTCTGTTCTGTTCAGCTGAATAGAATTGCCTTTGGCTGTACTTGATGATTAAGCCTGTCTGTAATATTGCTCTTTGTAGCTTCTTGGATATCCCATTGAGATTCACCTTTCTATCCCTCCCAATCAAAAAAAGATTCCACATGATACAATGTCTCTTATATCATTGTACCTAAACGAAATCTTTTTGTTGTACCCATAATTAATTATTTCTTTCCGCTTCCGTTCCACCATGCAAAGAAATTCTCTGTCCGTCTCTTTCTAGCTCTATCATAAGTGGTAGTAGTTCTACTTGGATCATAATACGAATCTGTGTTTCCTTTTTCAGGTAGTTTGGAATATTCATGCATCTTGTCCGCAATCTTATTTTTTGCTGTTAGCATATTTTTATATTCTCTTGCGAGTTTCTGATTTTTGTACAATGCATCTGCGCTTCCAAGTTTTGCAATCTGCCTTTGTAACTCATTTAATCGGTCAGTATAATAATGACTAACTCTTGTAGCTTCTTTCACTCCACCGATTTTATCAATGAAGTCGAGTTTTCCGCTCTGCGCAGCTCTTTCAAGTTTACTATCTTTCTTTACCGTTCCACTTCCTCGCAAAGCATCACTTTTCTTTGATGCATTGTAAAATATTTTTGCTCCCATTTTGGAGACTGGTTCGCCCCCCCAATGGCACTTATGCTTCCTCTACCGCCCATTTTTCTTCCTTTCCGTCAGTGATTCTCCAAACGATTTAATCTTTACTATGTTGCCCTGACACTCATCCGGTATCATTCCGTAAAAGATGATTGTTTCCGGCTGAAGCCTTGACATCATTTCATTGTATCCCTCAAGAAACAGTTTCTTTCTCTCTTTGCTGTTCATTACACCAACACTGGATACTGCAACAGCTCCACCAACCGGTTCACCGTCAAAGCACCAGGAGAATGATTCTTTATCACTCCAACTGATTGTAGGTATCACATCAATCCCGTTCATCTGCATGTATGCACCGATCCAGTGCTTTCTAAAATGGTTGTACACCTGTAATGCTTTAGGAAAATCTGTATACGTGCTAAAGTCCGGACTCATTACACACTTGAAGTCCTGTAACATGCTTACATAAGTATCCGGCTGTGTCCATAATCTGTTGAACTGATAATCGTCAATAAAGAAATGGATTCCATGATCTGCTCTATCCTTACAGCTTTTCGCATAGTTGAATGATAGGAATTCGCATGGGTTGTATGATGTAGGCTCTATCTGTGGGATTCCATATTCGCCAACACCATCAAACAGCATCTTCTGTTGATTCTCGTAGTTCTGTGTACTTCTATACATAGAAAAATCCTCACATTCTACATAGTCTTTATAACCATTGTAACTTATGAGGATTTTTTCATTGTACCCATCTTTAACTTTTTAGATTATCGGTCTTCCAATCAGTGCCATAATCCTACTGTAATGTTCTATGACTGCTCTTCTGTATCCTTGAAAGTCTTTTCTCTGCATTGGAATGTATTCTTTTTTGCAGATACTGTCATAGCCTAAGCCAGTAGTCAAATTGACGAAGAGGTAGTTCGCTATCTCCGGCTTAACTGTTTGACAGCTCTGTAAGAGTAGTACCTGTTCATAGCCAGTAGCCTTTCTGCAATAGTCAATTATCTTCTTCCCTTCTTCGTAAGTGATGCCGTAATCACTCAGATACGTTTCTCTCACACTCAATGGTATTCACCTCCCACGCACGCTTTTATATTTACACCAACCCTTGCCAGTCATTCGTTCGGGTTTTCTTGTAAATACTCGCCTTGTGTTCTTATCATGTTCCTTGCTTGATATGCCGGACGGTTAAACTCTTCGCTTGCTCTCTTGTCTACCGGTCTTTCTGCCATTCCACCATAATGCTTTTGCAGATTTGCTTTAATCTCTGCCGGACATCTTCTTCTGTCTGTACTTCTTTTCACTGTTCATCACTCCAATCCAATCTCTGACCGCACCAACCGCAATATTGAATGCATTCTTCTATTACTTCTGTCGGAGTATTCGTTATCCCTCCGCACACTGGACATTTGCACTCCCACTCGTTACCAGTAAAATGTTCAACCGGTCTTTGTGGAATCTGCTTCTTCATAGCAGCTACTGCCATCCTCTTCGCCTCAATGTTCTCCTCACTATTGGATGTATCCAATCCTTCAATGATTCTGATCGCGTCTTCCATCTACACATCACCATCTGCTCTGTTGTTCGCCCTTACAGTGTCGAATCCTTCAGGATATCTTGCTTTAAGCTTATCTACATTCATTTGCATGATTTCGTTAAGGTTCATTTCCATTGCTTCGCAGATCATAGCCATGTACCACATTACATCTCCTAGTTCTTTCTTAAAATGTTCAAGATCCAGTTCTTTCTCATGGAAAATCCACTTCTTGACCATATCAAGTGTCTCTCCGGACTCTCCGGCTAAACCTAAGCAGCCATTAAGAAGTCCTCCGATGTCCGGAATAATCAGATCATCTCCACTAACAATCTGATTATCATCAATTAATTCAAGTAATCTGTCTGTTGCTTTTCTGTCATTTGTTCTCATAGCTAACTTCTGATATTCACTTGCGTTCATTACTCTCTTTCCTCCCATTCGTCACACCAATCATTGTACTCTGTCCAGTCTGTTACATATTCGCTGTCACTGTTTACGCACACCCAACCATCGTCTATATTTTCATGATGGTGGTATTTGCACGTTCCACAACATTTATCATCTAACATTCTTATCCTCCTATGCCCAAGCCCAAAGAAACGCAACCGTAATCACAACTGCATGAAAGAATTTCCATAATACCCACGCAAGTTCACTGTTTTCGTTCTTCCGGCGATTATTAATCAGCCACATCCATATTGCACTATAACCGATTATCCCAACCACAATGCTTGCGATTCTCAAGCCTAGCTTAATCTGTTCCATGCACATTCTCCTCTTCTAGCAGTTCAGGGTTGTCAAATACGTTGCCGACAACTTCCATCTCATTTAACTTGATATACGTGTCCGTAAGTGGCATTGAATAACAGAACGGCTCGCATTTACTTAATTCATCCGTTGGAATCACTTCATAATGCCATCCAATTACACTGTCTATTACTCCTTCGCTTTCCACTTCTATGACGTCAAACTCTCCGAATACTGCTTTTACAAGATCATCCGGATTACCATGACACATCAAAATGTCGTTTTCCCATATTTCCTCGCCTTTTAAATCAGTCAAATTCGCATATCGGCAAATCGTATTTTCATCAATCAGAAATTCACCCTCAAGACTTTTATCGTAAATATAATTCTCGTCACTAAGATAGCCATGTACCCATGTTCCGTTGAGATGCTCATTACCTGAAGTTGCATGAATATGTTTCGCTCTGAAAAGCATTTCTCTATTCATAACTGTCAACCACTTCCAGCTTCTTCAAGTCCTCGATTAACCATATCTCTTCATTGCCTTCCCATTTGACCATTGGAAAGTCTACATCAAAACGGCGATTTAAACTAAACCAATTAGTAAGACCGTCTTTATATGTAAATAAAGTACCATCTTTATCTCTTACGATGTATTTGAATTCTTCTTTAAGATATTCCAAAAAAGCTCTGTCCTTTTTGCTTATCACTATCACTGGCTTTTCGATGTATTCGGATTCTGCCCATTTTTTTAATGCTCCACAACACGTGTCATCATTATATGTACCACCTTTATACAACGCACAGCAATCACATTTGATAATATTGCAATTGATTGGATTCCCGGTAGCTTTAGATACTGCAATATTAGGTTCATTACACGCAAGCTCCGCAAGCTCTCTTGCATATTTTTCTTTATTTCTCATCTCTTTCACCTCGTTTCACAATGTCGATAGCGTTATCAATGGCGTTTGCGATATTCATATAAGCATAATCATTATCTGTATCACCAGTGTTTGCTACGGTTAGGTAATAACGCATTTTCAAATTTCTAAGCTCTCTTACAACTTTCTCCACATCAAACGCTGTCGGTTGTTCCTCTACTGCTTTCATGCACTCTTGTATTGTCTCGTAGATTTCTTTCTGACACTTACTGTCATTGTATCCGAACGGAGCTTCTTGCAGAGCATAATCATTCAAGTGGAGTATCAGCTTATCCGCATCAATTAATCTGCTCATAATCATTCTCCTTTGTACGGCTTCGGTAGTGGCATCCAGGCAACAATTGATTTTGTCGTATGTTCATAGATTCCTTGAAAGTTTCCATTTTCCCAATATCTCATTTCTGTTACTATTCCGCTGTAAAAACATACAATTACATCCGTGTTATCCTCCGGCAACCTCTCACTCACTGGAATCCACTTCTGACTTTGCAGCGCAATAGCAATTTTCGCAAGTTCGATAGCGTCAATCCATTCTCCACATTTTTCTTTTTCCTCAAACTCAGCTAACTTCTCCATCGCTTCTGACAGCTTATTCTTGTCCTTAATCACTGCTTTTCCACAGTGGTATGTTGTGTATCGCATTTACTCTACCTCCTCGTCTTTCGGAAACTGGAACACATACTTTTCAGCAATTTGATTTACAACATTTCCGGTTAATGAAATTGACACTTTTGCTAAATTCTCATCTGTTTTTGGAATTACCAGCTTATTAAATTCGCGCTGTGAATATTGTTCTCTGCACATTTCCATAGCTTTAATTGCTTTCGCTTTACTGGAATATATTGCCATTACTACATTTTCAACACTCGCAGATCCTGCGTATATCGCTTCTGCTCTAACGCGTAATGCCGTCTGCTCATAAGGCAAATCGCAGTATCCGTCCTGACTAATGATTCTCATAACTAACTCCACCTTTCGTATCCCATGCGCAAATGTCGCAATCCTCAGGACATACATTTGCCTTTCTTGCTCTTTCGCACATCTCCATTTTCAATTTTCTATCATCCTCAAAATCCTTGATAAAACCGAGTTTCCTCAGGATTTTGTGAATTAGTGATTCCTTCTTCATCTTTGATCTCCTTTTTAACCAACAGTTATAACTGCCGGATTTACAACGCCGTCACCGTCATATCCATAATCTTTGTTGTGCCATTTTCTTAGACATTCTCCGTATTCCCAGTATTGAGAAAGAATACTGACAGCTGCTCCGTACATAAATCCTGTAATTCCTTCTTTATCCGCTTCATAGCTCAGCTGCTTTGCATTATCAACAATAACTTTCATTTCGTCTTCTTCTGATGCTTCTATCTTCTTCTTCCATCATTCCGGCCCATCTTTCAGCATATGTAAAACACGCTCTACCGTATGGATCACTGTTTTTTTCATACCAGTCTTTATATTCCTGTTCTTTACCTTTTACAATTTTCATCTTCATCGCTCCAATCTAGTTTGCAACCACATGCGCTACAATAGTTAACATTTTGATGCTCTGCATCTGTCATTGTCTCTGCTCCACATTGTGCGCACTTACACAGAATGTAATTGAAAAAATTAGGATATTTCCTAAGTATAATCGGTTTACATACGCATCTGTGCTCATCCATCACGGAAGCCTTAACTTCCGCAATGATTTCTTGTTTCTCCTGTTCTGTCATGCCTGCACCTCTCAATCGTCAAATTTCAATTCGTCTGCCGCTTCCGGCGGTTCTTCTTTTCTCTTCCATTCGTCAAGGTCAAGTAACTGTCCACATTTACTGCAATAGTTGAAGTCATTTGACACATGGAAGCAATAGCCATCTTCCCGGTCTTTCTTCATGTCCTTGTCGTATGCCGAAAACAAATGCTTTCCGCATACCGGGCAATAATAGCTGTTAAGATACCCCAGTTGCCCCGGCAATGTTGGGTATTCGCTTTTCTGGTACTTTGGTTTTCTTGCTTTCCTTGCTGCCACGCTTTATCCCTCCGTTGCTGCCTTTATCAATCTTTGCTGTATTGTTTCAAAATCCCACCATATCGAAAAGGCTTATCTTCCAGTGTATTCTTCCCTTTCATGTGATTTCTCCTTTTCTTCATCAGTCCTCATAATTCATTACAATTGTAATTACTTTTACCAGTACTTTCTGAAGCTGGTCATAAATGTGATGATCGTCACTGCCGAAGTGAGAATACAGCTTTGCATCTTTATTTCCTCTGTCATAGCATTCGCTCATGAATTCAAAACAGTACACATCATCTTCCTGTATAATTTCTCCGTTTTCTCTCCACTCATAAAGGATACGTCCCTCGACCATTTCATTTACGGCATCTTCAGAATCTTTGCCATTATTCAGATACCATACACAACGATCAATATATCCAAGCTTGTCGCAATACCTATATTTTTTTGCGGTTTCCTCTGTATAATCTCTGAAAGATTCTTTTATCTGCTCTTCAAAATCTTCCGGCAGATTAAAAATATCCACTTCAATTCCTCTTGGTAGTTTAACTACATACTTTCTCATAATTCGTTACTCTCCCTCATACATCTATTCGGTTTTATCTTCAAGTGCCATCTCACTAAACCTCTTCAAAACATCAGGAATATTCATTCTCTCAATTGTTTCTTTCGCAAGATTCTCTTTCAACTTCTGTTCCAGTGACTTCACAAGACTTTCTTCCACTTCTCTTTTTGCAGTAGCAATCATATTTTCTACTTTTGCACCAAGTTCTTTTTCAAGATATTGCCTTGTGAGTAGTTCAGCCATAGATAATTCTCGCTCACTCGAATAGGTGGTAGTATTTCCGTATTTGTCATACCTTTTTTCCTTAGAAAATGCTTCAAATCTCTTTCCAACATATTCAGACAATGGAATGTATTTTACATCACTACTCCATGAACCTGTTCTTGTCGGCATCATGATATTTGCAATCTTTTCTTCTGATACGGTCTTAACAAATTTGTCTACAGTATCTTGAATCGTTCCTTCTGCTTCGAGAATCTTATCTGCAATAGCTTTATCCACTCTCTGTACAGCTTCATCTGTTGCTTTCCTAAGAAGTGCATCCTTGACACCTCTTACAACCTGTTCTTTGATTTCTTCATCAATAGTGTATCCGTTTTCCTCGTCTACCCAGTCCAGTTCCACTTCAATAATAAATTTAGCCATTATGTTTCGTTCCTTTCTCCTTAAAAATGCGTAAAAAAATACCAACCACCGATATTGATGGTTGGTAAGAGCAATTTTAATCTTTTTGAATTCCAGTTCCATTGCAATGCTTGCATTTTACCAAGTCGTATCCAACTTCCTCGAGAGCTCTTTTTCTACATTCTCCCATTGATAACGTTCCCGGAGCATCATACCTGTCAAATATTTCTGAATATTTTTCTTCATCTCTAGGTTTTTTGAATTTCCCGGTTCCTTCACACCAAAAGCAAGTTCTCATATCGATATCCTCCTCCGTCTATTTGATACGAAGATTATACCACTCCAACCATCAATATTCAATTGTCAAGGTACTGTTATTTAAGCAAATCTTAATTGTTCCTGTGTATCATCAATGCTCATGTTCGGCATTCTCTCACCGACTTTCAGATACGAACAATTCGCTTCTACAAGTTTCTGCGCCATTATCGGCACTACACTGTTTCCAATTCTCGCTACTTGTTTCGCAATCGGGTAATTCTTCCAGTTATAGTCCCTGTTAATGATGTAATCCTTTGGAAATCCTTGCATCAGTTTTAATTCTTCTGGTTTCAGCATCCGAAGAAAAATGTCTGATATGATGTATTTCTCGCCCTTGATATCCAGGATTACATTCACCAGTCCAAAACGGTCTTTCGTTGTGATCGTATCAAGCGGTCTATTCAGTGTTTGTCCGCACCCACCGCCGTAATACTTAATCAGAAATGCTGATACCAAACCGAAGTGACCCGGAGATGTCGTAATTGTATGTAATGGTTCATCACGCCCCTGTCCAATCCCCGTCTTGTAATATTTCGTGATAAATGCTGTCACAAGTCCGTATCTATTCGATGTATCAATCGTCTTGATCGGTTCTGTCAAAAGCTGTCCTCTTGAATCACCGGCTCTTGTCTCTCCGTGATATTGAATGATGTATGCCAGTGCATCTTTGTTTTTCACGATATACGGAGATTCTGCATCGATGATGTATTTCTTGATACCGTTTGCAATTCTCTTCTGTGTAGCTTCTGCAAGTGGTTTCTTCCGCTCAAATATCGAACTTCCAAGGTCTGACCAGTCAATGTAATCTCCACAAGGTTTCCACTTCTCAAATCCGATGCCGTCTGCACTGTGAGTCTGCTTTGGGAATCTGATTTCCCGTCCATCTCTACGGAATATCGCATACCATCTCTTTCTTGTGGTCGGTGCTCCGTAATCTGCAGCTACCAGCTCTCTACTACCAAAACGGTACCCGAGGCTCTTCATTGCTGTAATGAATTTTTTATAATCCTCACCTTTTTTCTCCGGTATCGGATAACCTTTTTCGTCCAACGGACCCCACTGTTGTATTTCTTCTACGTTCTCCATAAGAATTACATCCGGCAGAATTGCTTTTGCGTGCTTATATACCGCCCACGGAAGTATCCTCAAGCCTTTCTCTCTTGGCTTACCGCCCTTTGCCTTGGAATGACTTGTACAATCTGGGCTCGCCCACATAAGAGCCACATGCTGTCCTTTTATATACTTCTTCAAGTTAACCTTGAAAATATCCTCCGTCAGATGAAGTGTGTCCTGATGGTTCGTCTTATGCATCAATATGGCATCTGGATCGTGGTTGATTGCTATGTCTACCGGTCTACCGAGTGCCATCTCAATTCCTACGGATGCACCCCCGCCACCGGCAAAGGCGTCTATAATTAAATCTTTCATATCTTCGAAAGGAGCCGATATATCTTTGCCCGGCCGGAGCTCCGTACTCCTTTCTGTTTGCTTTAATCAATAAATTGTTCCGCTTTGAATCTGTCTCCCATATCAATAAAATATCCATATAGGAATTCTTTTTGCTTCTTCGTCAGATTTCTCATGTTTGTCACAATATATCCACCGTAACCATACGGATTGTGTATTAAACAATATCCTTTTACTTCTTGTAAGAAATCTCTTTTAAGATGAACATATGCATCCTTATTTTCATCTCTCCATTTCCGATATTCATCGTTAAATCCCTTGCTTCTGCATATTTCAGATGCTGATTCTTCATGAGTTCCAAACGGAGATTCTATAAAATCACCAGTTGGTGACAACCATCCAAACTCTTTTGATTCGGTATTTGGCTGTTCTTTTTGTTCCGGTCTTTGCATTATTCCGTTTTTAAAATCATCAAGAAACTTCTGGAACTTTTCCATATCCATTTCTCTTTTTATAATTTCCTCATATTTCAGTCCCTTGCCATCTTCTTTATCTTTTAACATCACCATCCGGCATGTGCCCCACTCCATTTCCGAAAATCCAAGTCCATAGCACTCCATCACATAATACAACCCGATTCTCAAATCTGGATCCATCTTGATTTTTATCATATCAATGCAATTCGAGTTTCCCAATGCATCCCATACTATGCGGAAATAATAAGGAAACCCTTTTTCAAACGACTGACATTTTCCAGAACAGTCAATGGTTATACAGGTATCACATCCATTTTCTCCTATATTGTGCTTGCAAGAACTGTTAGTGCATTTTATCTTTCTCTTTCCCATATCATCACTTCACCTCATTTGCAACCTGGAATCCCATCCTTGCCACATTCTTCAAGTTGTTTTTAATCAATGCTTTGTTCGGACTTCTGTGTGTATCAAGGAACTTCCACAACTCTTGCCTTTCAGTCGGTTCATTGGCAATGTAATCAGCCATGTAATCATACTCAGCTTTTGCGACTTTCAAACACTGAATCATGTAATCTATCTTGTCTCCAATATTCATGACTTACTCCTTTACCGCATATCTGCTTTCGCATATTGCAAAAAACTTTCCGTCATGCTCTTCGCAATATCTTTTCAGCACTTCTTCGCAAGAATCATGATTGTCAATTTCCTCTTCGTGAACAACCGTTCTTTTTTCGTCTATTACAAGGCAACAGGTTTTCTTCACAACTTCAATTTCTTTCTTTTCATGGTCTTTCTTGTACTGTTTGAGGACTTCGATATATCGTTCAGGATGTTTTACCGCTAATTCATTACAGGTAATACCCGTGCCATTGTTATAGGCACTCAGCTTGCAACGACTGCAACTCCTTCCCTCACACATTTCGCCTCTAAGTATAATTGCTTCTTCCGCTGTCAGTTCATCCTCTACTAATCCTTCAAGCATTCCGTCTGTCCACTTATAGTCATCTTCTACAACTTTGTAGTAATCATCATGCACGGATGTAATCGTTACGATCTTTTTCTTTAACATTTCATCAACTGCATATAAACCACCATACAGCACCGTATTTTTTAAATCACTCCTGACTCTTACCTTGTCTCCAACTTTGTATTTCATTTCGTGCCTCTCTTTCTCAGTTTTTCTAACAGCTTCTTTCTCTTCTGTTTCTTCTCTTTCCATCGTCTCAGGTACTCAATCTGCGCCTGATCCTCTTTCTCTTGTCTGTTCATGGTCTTTATCCCTTGTACAGATTCGGAATCGGCATCCATGCTGCCACTCTGTACAGTGAGCATCCACCGTGTCCGTTTGAGTATCTATCCCATTCGAGATAGCCATACTGTCTGTCAAACCAATGCTTCTCTGCGTCCTCGTCAAACACTTGGATGTAGCACCCTACACTGTACTCTCTGTATCCGTTACCGTTCGTTGACTCAAGTGTGAGTAGTACATCTCTTTCATCTTCCGGAAGTCTTTCTGTCACTGGTATCCATCCACGCTTACTGTCAGCATTGTCAATCTTGCACATCTTCTCGACATACTTTCTGACGGTCTCTGTTGTGAGTAGGATCCCTTCGTCCTTCTGGTCCGGATTCAGTTCATCTGCCATCGTGTTCTTCAATTCTTCCTCTGATTCGTTCAGCCAGGAAAGAAATTCTTCTGCATCAATCATCTTAGCCATATCTTCTCCCTTCACAATTCGCTACGTATTTGCCATAGCTCATTCCATGTTTTCTTGCTTCCGCTGCAACTCTTGCTAGCTCGTTTTGAAACTTCGGTTTCATTGCGCCTTTTACTTTCTTCGGTTTGGCTTGCTTTCGTTTCATTGCAAGTTCCTTTTTCTGTTCAGGACTCAAGGCTCTGTATCTTGCCTTTCCTCTCTCACAACACTGTCTTCGGCTTCTTTCTTCTCCGCAAGCCTTGCTACAACACTTCTTTCGGTTGCCGACTATCTCAAATTCTTTTCCACAGACTGAGCATACCGCCCAGCCACTTTTTTCCTCTGCCATTCTTAATCACCTTCCAAGTAGCTTGCTCTCCAAATCATCCATGTCATACTGTCTTCGCTCAAAGTTGTTATTGTTCTTCGTTGGCTTCTTGAACTTCTCTGTGTACTTGCCATCAAGAATCTTTTCGAAGTTGTCCGGATTGATGAACCAGTCAAAGTTCAGTGAGAATCTTGCATCTGTCTTCCCTTGAAGAAATTCACTTGCCTTGACCTTAGCAATGCCATCAATCACTTTCTCTTCTCCGAATTGGTCAATGAGTTTGGCCAGTGAAGTGTATCGTTTAGAACCTTGATTGATCCGGTAAATCATTTTGATTCCGTAAGGCTCTAGTTGATTCCACGCATTGATGATTGCTGAAATGCTATGCTGCATTATAGATACGTCAGTATCTATATATTCTTCCCTTCTTCCTTTCTTCCTTTCTTCTATTGTTGTCACTTGCTTGTCACTTGCTTGTCGATTGCTTGTCACTTGCTTGTCACTTTGCCTGTCGATTGATTGATAAGAACAGTAATTATTTACTGTAAATACAGTGAATTTGTTGTATTTTGTGCTTGTCACTTCGCCTGTCGATTCTAGGTGTTTTAGTGCTGTTCTTATTTCTCTAACTGAGAGGTTAGTTTCCTCAGATAATTTGGCTAAAGAAGACACAAATGAACCTCTTTTTATCTCTATTCCTAAGAAAAATCCGTCCTTCCAGTTAGCCTTTAACAGCATGTGTATGAACAATCTGCAAGTGTTTTTATCTTGGTACCAACCCCATTCAAGAAGTGACCGGTTAATCTTTACGTAATCCCCTTTCATACACTTCCATCCAATCTTCAAACTTCATTGTAACCAACCAAGATCTATGATTTTTTCGATGCATCACAGTAGGTATTTCACCCTCTCTCGCATCGTTTTCGGACTGTTCCATAGCGGTATCAATGTTAAGCTTCTCTACTCTCTTGCACTCAATATGGATGCCAGGAAGACCAACTACATCTGCATCTCCATTGGATCCGCAGAACTGCTGCCCTCTTCGGCAATCATATCCATGTGATTTAAGCAGATTTGCTAATTCTCTTTCTCCTTCTTTCCCTTTTCTGTTCGAGTTCATTGTCTACCTCCATGTTGCAGTTCTTGGCTGTTCGCCTTGCTGTTTTTAATGCCCAGCCGATACTCTTCAATCGGCTTTCTTCTTGTCTGATGTACTTCATCAGCATCATTCTCTCTTCTAAGATGTTCATGCCTGGAATGAAGTATCCTCTGCCATCTTGCATATTGAGAATCGGAATATCTCGTCTTGCATAATGGATCATGTCTCTTATCGTTCTATCGTCTATACCGGTCAGATCAGACAATTCAGCTCTCGTGATTGCTCTGTCATGTCCGGTTCTGATGTAATCTAATATGTCAATATCGTAAGTCTGCATTGTTCTCCTTTCTCTCCCCGGACAAGCCGAGGAGATGAATCATCATGGCTCTGATTAAGGATTGTGACATACTGTTTCAGTCAGCCATTAGGAGTTTATATATCAACCTTATCCGCTAGGTTAATACCAGTTATAGCCAAGACTTTCCGAATACCTCTCTGAACTCTTCTCTGCTGCCTATATGCTCTTCAAAATATCTCTGAGCCATCTGCTTGAGTTCCAAGTCCAGTCCGTGGTTCGGATTGTCATGTACGCTCCCCTTTTGGAATTCATGGAGATACGGTGCAAGGGGAATCACAAATCCGTATCTCTCAGATATCTTTCTTCTACTACCGCAAAAGATATGGTGTATGTGTGGATAAGGATATCCAGTGAAGTAACAGTGGTCCATATCATCAGTGAACACACTTTTCAATCGTTTAGCCAATGTCCACACCATACTTTTCTTTCAGAATTCTCTTTTCATCTGGTGTAGCAATCTCTCTTTCAGATATTCCAGCTTCTTTGCAACTTGTAATCAGTCCGTCAATTAATCTTGCCATCTCCGCGCTATCATAAGTATGAGATCCTCTCAGAAGCTTATAGGTCCGATATGTAATCCCATCATTTCCTTCTCTTATCTGGGAAGTTGGTTGTAAGTGATAATCCGTGGCATTCCTGACTTTTCTTTCAGCTTCTTCCGTATCTGGGATTGTCATATATACCGCTTTTCCTTCGAATATCTCTGGCTGACCATACCGGCACAACATTAGATTATGTGCTTCTGGATTTGACAGGCTTATTGCTTTTGCAAACTTACCGAGCAGCACCCAGTAGTAGGCATTCGCATCCAGACTCCTTTTCCTTCTGTATTGCTTGATTTCAAGGCTTAACTTCTCACAGTCTTTCAATTCCTCATATGCCTGTGTAAAGTCTTCCTGTGGCTCAAATAGAATGGTCAGCCGCCGTGTAGCAAAGTCAATAATTGGCTCTTTTAACTTTCCGGTGAACTTCATTTATACACTACAACTCTCCTTCAACTCTTTTACGTGATCAAAAGCATTCTTATACTGGCTAATCGTCAGCGCTTCTATTTTCTGCACTTTATACAATACAAGTACTTTACTTTCATCAATTCCATTTTCAGTAAACAAACTCCGAAGAGAATTAATATGATTTTGATTAATCTTTATATTGCTGCTTGTACTCTTCCCATCTTTCTGATCAGACTTGTCTTGATTCTTCTGCTTTTCATATTCATCAGAATCAGGATCTTTCACATCATCCAAAAGAAACAAACCATTCAATGCGTATTTTCTTGCATAGCTGGATACTGATCCAGTAATCTGCGCTTCATCCATTCCTTTCTTTTCCTCTGATTCTCTCGCATAAGCAGTTACAGAAATCTCCTCATCTGATTCGCAATCAACCAAAGTTGCTGTGGCTTTTATATACACCTTCCCAACAACTTCCACAATTTCGTCTTTCAGCGTCAGAAAGACCTTTAAATCCTTTTCATATTTCTTGAATTCAGCAAGAATCGTCTCCGCATTTCGATAATAGAATTTACCAAATTTGTTATATTGATCTTTTGGGACTTTCATATCCTGCTGCAGTTTGGATAACTTTTCTCCAATCTTCATCAAACATCCTTCCTTTCAAAGTAAACACCAAAGCTTGTCATTGCCTGTTCAATATCTTTAAGTTCCTCTTCTGTAGCAACAACGGTGTAAATTACCTTCTTAGACTCTTCGCTGCTCAAGAATCTTGCCTGTTCCTCATCTACTTCTTTCAGCTTTTCAACAGTCTCTTTCTCCGCTTTTCTCTTGATTTCCTCTTCTTCGAGAATTCTTCTACGTTCTTCAAGACGGATGCGTTCTCTTTCAGCTTCCAATTCTCTTTCTCTTCTGGCAGCTTCTTCTGCTTCTTTTCTCTTAAGGATCTCTGCTTTCTGAATTTCGTAATCACTAAGGTACTTAATTGCTGATGCCAGATTGTTGTTTTCCATATAGAAGTTGAGAGCAGTTTCTTCTTTTTCTGATCTCATGGCTTTGATTGCAGTGATATCAGCATTTGTGATTGCAACTTTGCCAGTAAGTTCTTCTCTAATGTCTTTCATTTTTGTGCCGGCATTCGTCCACTTCTTTCCGTAGATACGCTCCAATGGAATGTAGTCTTTCAATTCTTCCGGTACAATTTCTTCATAAGCAAGCAGAATCTCTTCTTTACGTTCATTGATACGCTTCTCTTCGAATTCTTTTACCTTGTAATCAATCAGTGTGATTGGCTCATCAATCAATGTGATAAGTTCCTTCACCTTAGCTTCGAACTCATCATAAGGCTTCATATATTCTTTCTTTACTTCAATTCTTCTCTCGTTTACTGCTGCCTTTTTCTTTCTCAGCTCTGCGAGGTCTTTCTTCGCATCCTTTTTTGTATCTTCCGTAAACTCTTTACTTTTATATTTCTCAAGTTCCTGTGACACCTGGTTCTTAAATTCATCAAAGTTAGCTGTGATTTCTCCAATACTCTGTACCACATTAAATTTCAGTTCGTTCATCTTTCATTTCCTCCGCATTGTAATTGTCTGCAAGTCTCTTATGCATCTTATGTTGTGTGATTCCCAATTCATCAAAGGACAGTTCCTCATGCTCCCAAACTGAAGGCTCTTCGTGCTTGACCGGAAGTCCGATAATTGCTTTCACTGTGTCCAGTTTGATATATCCGTTTTCTTCATTGCTGATGTAAGCTTTGAGCGTTTCCATTCGTGCATCTGTTTTGCACAGCTCTTCAAATTTTGAAACGCTTACTTCAAGTGTTTTTTTCTAACAACATTGCTTTCTCCTTTCACAGTGGCAGTTCTTGTACTAATTGCAGAACAAGTGTGCTAATTGCAAGAGCTTTTTCATCAACATCTCTTTCTCCTTTTATGTACTTTTCTACGTTTGCAAAGATGTATGCTGCTACTCCCATAATCAGATCTTCGTCTTCACCGTCATTCATGTCACAAAACTCTGCTGCAAATATTGGAATGATTGCGTTCAGCTTATCCAAAGTTATGGTAAAATTATCTTTTTTCATTGCTTTCTCCTTTTTAAATTGTTATTATTAAGTTGGTTTTTTACCCGAGTGCCTGAAGGTTGCCGCCTTTGCTGGGCACTCTTTTTTAATATCCGAAGATAACCCATGTTGCGATTCCTAAGACAACTACCAATCCCATCGCAATTACTGTCATAACCGCTGACGTTGTTTCTTCTCTGTCATCATGCTCAATTCTTCTTGGCTGTCTCTTGGTATTAACTATCTGGATTGCTCTTCTTTGGATGTCGATCATGTCGATCTGATTCATTTTTCTCACCTTCTTTCTGAAATGATGCACACGGAATACATCTGCTTCTTTCCATGCATCTGTTTCTCTTTTTGTAGTAACTACAATCTCTCATATCACTTCCCTACCGATCTTCGCCTTTTCCTCATCAGTGATTTTGAGTACCCTTAGGATTTCTCGTAATTCACTGATTCGGATATTATCCGGCTGACTTAATCTCTGGTACAGAGTGCTCGGTGGGATACCAGTCAGTTTTGAAAGCTTCTGAGTATCAATAGCTGTCATAGTCTTTCCTGACTCGATGATTGCAAGAAGTGTTCTGTTCTGCCTTTCCCTGTCAGATATTTTTAATTTTGGCATCTCTTCTCACCTCTCTAGTCTTCATAATTGCGTGGAATCATGTCCTCTGTCAGTGCGTAGAAATCGCTGAGGTACGCTCCGTCTTCTGTGATACTTAAATCAACAGCAACGTTGTTCTCGTTCATCAGCATGATTCTCAACGCACACTCTTCTCCGATTGTTCCGTTGCCGACTGCTAAGACCTTAAAGCCTTTCAATGCGTGCAGCTCTTCAGAATCTCCATTGACTCTCTTATTGATAATCTTTTTCTTCATTGCTTTCACCTCTCTTCATCAGTACCCCTTCCCTTTCCAGTAGATTACCTTGTAATTTTCTTGTTTAATTTCTACCAACCTCTTCCTTTGCTTTTTCATCCGTGCTAAAATATTTCAAAATCATACTAGGAGGGTTAACGATGTATTTTCTGCTTATTTTCCTTTGCATTATCATTTTGAAATTTTTACTAAATCTTTCAAGGTATATCACCACTTGTGTTTGCATCAAAAAATATGCTTCAAATTCTGCAAATTTAGAACAATTGATTCCCTTTGTGGAACACGTTTGGGATTCAGCAAAAACCAACACCTTGGTGATGATTGAATACGCTTTCAGTACTGAATACGCTAAACTATCTGACTTATTATGTGATATTTCGTATTCCAAACGAATAAACTCAACTTTTAATCAAACTATTGGCGTATACAAATTTCGTATGCTTCAATGCATTAACCCTTTTTACTGGATTTTCTTGCCACGGTATATTTTTAATTTTCTTGATGTTCAGCCATCAAAATCGACTATTTTGTTATCGACTCTTGCGTACTGGATTCTGTCGACTGTCTGTGCATATCTTCTTGAGTTGTACTTAGACAGTCATTTTTCTGATTTCTTCCATAATATAGTCGATATACTTCCATGAGGAACTTTCTAATCTGGTTCCTCTCCGCCTCTTTTCTGCATGATCTCAGACGAATTGTTTCATCAAGCATTGCCTGATATATCAAAGCATTTACTTTTTCATCACTTGTATTTGTTAAAACTGACTCATGAACAATTCTGTTCATTTCTTCTCTCCTTTCTACTTTTCCAAGAAATACTCAATCGGAACACCAAAGTATTTTGACAAAATAAGTAATTTGTCAGCTTTAGGAACATATACGCCATTTTTCCAACTGGACAAAGTTGCCGTGGAAACTCCTGTATCTTTCGATACTTGGTATGGTGTTTTGTTCGTTTTATCCAATAATAATTGGAATTTTTCGTACACTATTACACCTCCTTAGATATTGACACTATCTAAGGTTTCTTATATAATCAAAGTACCATCTAAGTTATTTAAGAAACCTTATATTGTTTTAACTTAGCTATCTAAGCTATATTTGTATATTAGCATAGTTTTCTTAGCTTGTCAATGCTAATTAGCATAGATTTCTAAGTTATTTAGAAAGGAAAAACTATGTATGAAAAATTTGAAGAATTACTAAAGAAAAACAATGTGACTGCTTATAGAGTTTCGAAAGAAACAGGAGTAACAACAGCCACACTTACCAGTTGGAAACAGGGCAAATATACTCCAAAGATGGAGAAGTTACAGAAAATAGCGGACTACTTTGGAGTCCCTACAGAATACTTCACTGGAGAAGAAAAGAAAGAAGATCCTTATGCACTTACTTCCAAAGACGAAAGAGACATTGCAAAGGATTTAGAAAATCTCCGTGGAAAATTAATGAATGGCGCAGGTGGTCCTCTCTCCTACGAGGGTGAACCTATTCCGGAAGAAGACACAGAACTGCTTCTTGGACAGATTGAATTAATGATGCGCCGGTTGAAACCTATCAATAAGGAAAAATACAATCCTAACAAGAACAAGAAGTAGGTGTTGCAATTGAAAGCACATGATGTTAAGCACTTAGTTGCCTATTACGTCAAAAAATATGATACTAGAAACCCTTTTAGGCTTGCAGAATATCTGAATGTTGAAGTTCAGACTGGTCCACTCGGATCCCATGCTGGATGCTATATGTTCCTCAAAAACCATAAGTGCATCTTCCTTAACGAAGTTTTAGAGGAACATGAAAGAACTCTTGTCATGGCTCACGAACTTGCTCATTCGATTATGCACCGAAAGGAAAATTGTTATTTCATTAGAAACAAGACTCTTCTGCTGACTTCCAAGATGGAAATTGAAGCGAATACTTTTGCAGCAGAACTGTTAATACCAGATGAACTGATCTATGAGAATCCTGGAATGTCCAGAGAACAAATAGCGCGCTTGTCTGGATATAATGAAATGATTATGAAATTCAAAGAACTCTAATTGCGAGGTTATTATATGAGACCTAGCCAATATCATTATATAAAAAGAATGCTCGTACACGGAATGTATAACCGTAAGCGAGCAAAAATAGCTGCTAAAAACAGAAAGAAACAGTTAAAGAGACTTCATAAAGAAGAAAAGAGACAGCGGAAGTTGGCTCGTAAAGCATGGAAAAAAGCACAGCCGAAGAAAATACACTCACCTACATTCTATAGGAACTGGGCGATAATCGCTGCTATTGTATGGCTCTTTGGTTGGATGTACTCTGTAAATGAGTATCGTGGATTGGATATTGTTCTATCGCTGATTTCAGGAGAAATATTATTTGCGTTATATCCGTTCTATAAATTCCTGAAGACAAGGGAGAAGGAAATACCTGACCTAGAATTTAATAAGGATGTAATGCTTTGTCCTCGGTGTGGAGCAGAAATTGACGCAAAATGTAAGTTCTGTACGCAATGCGGTTTTCAAATCGTAAGGGATTTTCATTTTCCTCCGGAAGACATTTCTGTAGATAATCAATCTGTGATGCAAGCAGCTCCCGTGGAACGAGAAACAGAGCAGGAACAGGAGCAGGAACAGGAGCAGGAACAGGAACAGGAGCAGGAACAGGAGCAGGAACAGGAACAGGAACAGGAACAGGAACAGGAACAGGAACAGGAACAGGAAC